GATCAGCCCAAAAGGCACCTGAAGAAGTTTTAGACCAACTGCTAAACCCAGCGTTTTTCGCTGATAAAGTATTGGGCATCAATCTCTACAAGTGGCAAAGAGATGTGTTGTCAGATATTGAGCCAGTGGACGCTAGAGTGGCCCTGCGCGCCGCCAACGGTTCCGGCAAGACTTCCACAGTAATTTCCGGCGTTTTGATATGGCACGCGCTCGTCTACAAGCGTTCTATTGCGGTCACGACCGCCGGTGTCTTCCGTCAGGTCGAATCCCAATTATGGCCGAGCCTGCGTTCCCACATCGCCAAGCTTGGCGGCCCCTGGGAGGTCACATCCGGGGAGATCCGTTACCTGCACCCTGACGGAAACACATCGCGCATTATAGGCTATTCTGCAACCGATCCTGGCCGTGCTGAAGGCTGGCACGCCGAGAACCACGAAACTGCGCCATTGCTCATGGTGGTGGACGAAGCCAAGACCGTTGCCGACCCCCTCTTCGAGGCAATCAGTCGGTGCCAACCAACGCGACTGCTAATCGCCTCTAGCCCCGGGGGATCAAGCGGTGCTTTCTATCGCGCCTTTACCAAAGAGGCGGATATGTGGAAGAAGCACGCCGTTACCGCCTTTGACTGTCCCCATATCACCCAGAAGCAGATTGACGAGGTCATCCAGCGGTACGGAGAGAAGCACCCCTTGACCCGCTCCATGATCTATGGCGAGTTCGTGGACATAGGCAACGAGAGCCTAATTATTAACCTAAACCAGCTTCAGAACTGCCTTACTAGCCCACCGGACTTCAAGCCTGGCACAAAGATTGCCGGGGTGGACTTTGCGGCTGGCGGCGACTGCAACGTGCTTTGCGTGCGGGATGGGAACAAGGTTTTACCAATTACGGCATGGCGCGAAAGGGACACCATGTCTGCCGTAGGCCGTTTCATCGTCGAGTTCAAGAAGCACGGCTTGAAGGCCGAAGACATCTATGCTGACGCAAGCGGCCTGGGTATGCCCATGTGCGATGCCCTGGCCGAAGCCGGATGGGAAGTGCAGCGTGTCAACTTCGGCTCCACCGCCTACGACACCGATGCCTACACAAACCGCGCTGCCGAGATGTGGTATGGGATGGCAAAGAAGATCGAGGCGGCTGAAATCATTTTGCCAGAAGACGACGAACTGACGGCGCAACTTACCTGCCGCCGTAGCCTGGTTAATTCCAAGGGCAAGCTAGGAGTCGAGTCCAAGGATTCGATGCGAGCCAGGGGACTCGCCAGCCCGGATCGAGCCGATGCCCTTGCCCTCTGCCTTGATGGTGGTAATATCAGTTTCGACTTGACCTTCCCGGTGGAGAAGCCAACGTGGAGGTCATTGCAAGCCTTGATGGAATCGAGTGATCCCGTTATGGCTGGCTTCGACGCAGGAGGTTAATATGAATATCTGGAACTGGATCACTGCAAATTGGACCGAGATTGTTGCCGCCATTGGTGGCATCGTGCTTGCCGCGCGCATCATTGTGAAGCTGACCCCGACCCCCGCCGACGATTCGGCGTTGGAGAAGGTCGTCAACTTCCTCAAGACGCTCGGACTTCACATTAAATAACTTTAAGTGATCGGTGCGATTCTCAACATCATCGCGTCGATCCTTCGCCTCATTCCGGGTTGGAAAGAGAAGCGCATTGACCGCGCAGAAGGCGAGTGGCGCAACAACCGTGATTCCATTGATCGCGATCTCGGCGCTGTTGCTTGGTGGGTGCGCGACAACCAATCCCACGACGAACACGACCGGGGCCGTTGAGGCTCTGATGCGCGATGAGAACTACCCTGCTGTACGCGATTCTTCTCCTGCCGTCCGCTCATGGGCAAAACGCGCTTTGCATTATATCAACGATCTTTCGTTTGAACTAAACCGGGAACGCGAAAAATGAACGCTAAAGACACACGCCGCAACGATTATTACGTCAGGATCATTGAAGCTCTAAACCAGCGCGAGACCTGGGAGAACCGGCAACGGCTGTTTTACCAGGCCCGTTATTTCGGTGTCCGCCGCAAGGTCAAGCCTTGGCCGACCGCCGCCGATCTGCACGTTCAGTTGATCGACACGGCCATTGAGAAGCTAAAGCCTTCCTTTGTAAATTCCGCCATCGGCAACGACATCCTTTCCAGCTTTGTCCCGATGCGCCAGCAGTTGACCCCGCTGACCGTTTCCGCCGAGCGTTGGTTTGATTATCAGATGCGGGAGAAGTCCAACTTTCAGAAGGAGATCGTTTCGGTAATCGACAACATCCTTCTTTATGGTCGCGGCGTTGCCAAGGTGATCTGGAACGAGGACAAGAAGCGTATTGACTTCGAGGCGATTGATCCCTTCCATATTATCGTACCTTCATACACCAAGGAATTTAAAGATGCCGATTTCATTGTTCACATCATCTCAACGAGCGTCGATTCCTATAAGGCTAACCCCCTTTACAAGCAGGACGAAAACTTTATCAAAATCATTTCGGGTAAGCCGTCCAAATCGGTGGGCTTACGAAGTGAGATTCAGGACGAGATTTACCGCCGTGAGGGAATTACCCAGGAAGCTGAGAATGATCGCATCATTCTTTGGGAAATGTATACGCCCTCCGAAGAAGGATGGAAGGTCGAAACTTATAGTCCGCTGGTTGTCACCGAGGATGTAAGGAAGCCGTTCATCCTTCCCTACCGTCACGGCGAACCTCCTTTCGTTGATTTCCCCTATGAAGTCACAGGGGGCGGTTGGTACAGTCCACGGGGAGTTGCAGAAATTCTCCTCCCTGGAGAGAATCTACTCAACAAGCTGAAGAATAGCCTGAGTGATTACGTTGAACTGGCCAACCGACCCGTTTTCGAAGCTCAGAATCCGATCAGCCTCAATACCGCCAACCTAAAGATGCAACCCGGCCAGATCCTTCCGCAGGGTCTCAAGCCGGTTCAGTTTAGCCAACCCCCCTTCGACTTCCAGCGTTTGATGCTGGAGGAGCGGATGTTGGCAGAGGCCCGGATGGGGAATCCAGATTTCGGAGCCGGATCGCAGTACCAGGTTTCCGACCGCAAGACAGCGACCGAGGTTGCGGCATTGCAGGCGCAGGCTGCGGCTTCCGGCGATCTTCGTAACCGCATTTTCCGAATGGGGCTGTCCCATCTCTTCAAGCAGTGCTGGTCGCTTTACGTCCAGTACAACAAGCGTGACCTTATGTTCCGCTACGCCGAGGAGACCGGCGCGATGCCGCCCGAAGGTATCCATGAGGAGTACTCGATTGAGCCGAAGGGCGGATTGGACTTTATCAACCGCCAGTTCTCGCTCCAGAAGGCAGTCGCCCGGATGCAGATGTTCCAGGGCAATCCTTTCGTCAACCAGGGCGAACTGGTCAAGTCTGTCATCGAACAGGACGACCCCAGCCTGGTGCGCCGGTTGTTCCAAGACCCTCAAGCCGGAATGGGCGACCAGGGCGAGGATCAGGCGACCGAGATTGCTACCATGCTCGCCACCGGATTCCCGGTCCAGATCAAGCCTTCCGACGATCACAAGATTCACATCCAGGTTCTCTTCCAGTTCAACCAGGCCGCCCAAGCTCGCCAGCAACCCGTAGACCAGGTTGCCATGCAGGCGATCATGCAGCACCTCCAGCAGCACTTGGCTGCCTTGGAGCAGGTTGACCCCAACACATCCCGCGCCATCCAGAAACAGCTTCGTGATGCGGCAAAACAGGAAATGCGTGCTGCCGAGCAGATTGCTCCGCAGGCCGCACAACCCGCCGCTCCGATGCCTGCTTGAAAGTTCCGGTAATGCGACCGCCCTTCCAGCAGGAGGGGTTAGCCAAACTTTGCCAGTGGGCAAACGATAAGGGCGCAAACGGCAAGGCCGTAGAGATCGGCGCGTACAGCGGTGAGGGTACAGAGGTTATCGCCAAGTACTTCAAAGAGGTTTTGGCGGTCGATCCCTGGATCAACGGCTACGACCTGAATGATGTCGCCAGCCACCAATGCCCGATGAAGTTTGTTTTTGAGGCTTTCCAGAACCGTACCAAGGGTCTTGGTAACGTATCTTTTAGCCGTGGGAAAAGTCTTGACGCATTGGAGTTCGTTGGCGATGAATCGCTTGACCTAATCTATGTTGATGGCGATCACAGGTATGAAGCGGTTGTGGCAGACATACAGGGGTGGAAGCCGAAACTGCGTAAAGGCGGGGTGCTGGCTGGACACGATTGGTCCTTCCCGGCTGTACAGAAGGCTTTATCCGAGACTCTTAACGGCAAGGAAGTCGTGCTTTTCCAAGGCGACTCTTGGGCGGTAGTGGTATGAGAAAGCTTAAGGCCATACTGTCTTTCATCCGCAACCAGGAGTGGGTGGACGAACCCAAGTGGGAGGATGAGGACGAGAAGGCTTGGACTGCCTTCCTGGGAACCCCAACCGGCAAGCGGATTAGCCTTATTTTGCTTAATCTGACCCTGCGCCAAAATTCAAACGCCGTGATGAAAGAGGGTGCCAAACTTGCAGAGGCTTGTGGTTATGCTAAAGGTTTTAGAGGTTGTGTCGCGGTTCTCGAATCGCTCGCAACCCAAAAACTAAACTCGGCCATCGCAGACTACGGCGATGGGTCCGATGAACCAGTAGTCGATTAACCTCACCGCCGAATGACTCCCGGCGAATGGGTGTAAGAAAGGGTCAAATGGCTGATTCGAATAACCTGACGGAAGCGGATATTCTGGCGATGGCGCAAGCGGCTGACGAGGGACGGGAATACAATCCCATTCCCAAGGAAGACGAAAAAACCAAAGCTGAAGCACCTGCAACCGATAAGGCGAGCGGAGATACCGAGCAGAAGCCCGCGCCTGCCGAGGAAGCCGAAAACAAACAGGAAACTTCGAGTGAAGCTTCCGCCACTGAGGAGAAATCCGAAGAGGCAAAAAGTTCTTTAACAACGCAACCTTCAGAAGATAAGTCGGAGTCGGCTTCCGAACAAAAGAAGCCGTCCCGATACGAGAAGGCCAAGGGCAGACTCGAAAAAGAGTGGGAAGATGTCCGAGCGGAAAAAGCAAGACTCAAAGCAGAACGTGAAGCCATCGAGCAGGCGAAAGCCCAACGGGAGGCTTCACAGCCTAGTTCTGAAACGCCGAAAACGGGAAATCGACGCTTTAGCGCGGACGATTACCGGGAGGCGGCAAAAAGCTATCGTGAAGAAGGCCGCGACGATCTTGCAAAGCTCGCTGAGACAAAAGCCACCGAAGTCGAGACTGAGGAGCGCAGGGAAATCGAGCAGAAAACCCAAGCCGAACTAAAGTCGGCCTGGGACAAAAACCTGCTTGAGGAGGTCGAGGCCAACCCCGACCTCAAGGATTCCAATAGCTCCCTCTACAAGGCGGTCTCAGAGATGTTGCAGAACCACGCGATCCTCCGCAATTACCCTGCGGGAATCAAGGATGCGGTTGGGATTGCCAAGATCAGGCTCCAGGCGGAAACCGCCTCCGACTTAAAGAAGAAGGTTGCAGAGTATGAGCGAGAACTCGCTCAACTCAGAAAAGCGACGACACCGGCTTCCAGCCAACCGTCAGGCCCGGCCAAGACCAAATCATTTGGC